CCAGTCATCAATGGACAGAACAAAAATTTGGATATCATACATGGCACAGTGAATTTTTTTATCGAGAACTATCAAACCAAATTGATCATGATGTTCTTAACGAATCACAACTTACTGTTCATGGCATCCTGCAAAAGCCAATACCAGTTTGTCCTGTCAGCAGTGATATAATCAGTAACCAACACATACACATAGAAAAGGTATAAATAAAATTGACAACGGCGTATCAGCCGTGGGAATAACCAAAGACGCTTGAGCAATTGGCTCTTTACTTTATAGAACGCCTTTCCCTATGTTTTCATACTAGTCAATTAACAAAAAAAACATCGTAAAAATTCAAATTATAATTTGACATTTCAAGGTGTTTCCTATATTCTAATACAATAATTAACTAAGACAAAAGGAGTTGTTATGAAACATATCTTAGGTAAACTTGCAGCAGTTGTTGCTGTATCTCTAATGCCAACAGTTGGTAATGCTGCTAACATTGAAATTTTAACATACTACAAGCCAGGAGGCGGCACTGATCAAAACATTCAAATGGTCAAGCCTTTGATTGAAAAACAAGGTCACAGTGTGACAGTGAATTACATGAAAAGTTGTAATCAAGCCATTGAATATCTACAAGCAAACAACTTCAGCAACAGAGTATTGTGGCACTTGAATGCTGATTTTAAACCAGGTGATGCAAAAGCCAAATGTGTACTTGATGGCACAGAAGACCGTGTAAATGCCATTGGTATCAGTGCTGAAAGCCCACTTGCAGTTTGTGTGAGCCCAGGTAAAAATGTTTCACGCGAAGATCTAAAAACCAAGGCACTAAAACTTGGTGTTGCCGCAAGTGGTGCTGAAATTTTTTATGCAAGCAAAATTATTGAAACCATTGGAAACAGCAATATTACAATTGAAAAATATCGTGGCGGCGGTAAAATGCGTAAGGCAGCAAAAGCAGGTGACATTGACTTGTTCTTTGCTACCAATAGTGCCCTAAAGAAAGTTCCTGGTCATGGCGAATGCTTCTATAGCAGTATGCGCAATGATCCAATGGGTACTCCTTTTGCAGGCGGCGCCGATGCAGCATTTCCAACTATTGCCAATGCCAACATCATCTGGAGCAACAAAGAGTCTGGTGCTGCAGTGAAAGCAGTGCAAGCTGCTCTACAAGATAGTGGTTATGTAGCTGCAATTCGTGACATGAAAATGACTGTGCCGGCTATTTCAGAAGTAGCAACCAAAGTAGAAGCATACGCTAACTATCCACGCTAATTCTAAACAGGACTAAAAAATTATAGGCAGGGCCAATTATTATAGTAAATAACATATGTTGACATGGTTCATAGTAGCAATAGTAACGTTTCACAGCGGTGAAATGAAGTTAGAGAAAATGACTAAAACTTTTGCCACAAAAGAACTGTGTCAACAATTTTATCAAACCAACATGGGTGTTCGTAATGATGTGCTAATAATGCATCCTAAGCAACGCGGACACACACTGGTTTGTTTAACCAAAGATAAGATCCTAGAATTACAAGCACAAACTTCAATATAGCCTCTGTGGTAAAATGGTAGATAGGTATTGCTAATGATAACAAATTTTACTATAAAGAGTATAAAATGAATCATAGTCGTCGGGTTAATTTTGTAACTATATCAAAAACTGGATCTCACATTATAAAAGAATCAATAAAGTTACAATGCAAAAGTTTTAATTTCTTCCATACTTATGAAATGAAAAATTTTAATAGAGATTTTGATTTTCTCTATCTAACTAGAAAAAAAACATACGAATATGTCATAACACAAGCATATTCATATTACCTACTAGACAAAGTTCTTCATAAACCTAATCTTTGGAATGAAGAGGATGCTGAGTTTTATTTTCAAAAACAACTTGAATATTATGACGGCAACAAAATTACAATAACTAGAAAATTTGTGTTAGATACCCTAAAACAACTAGAGTTATTTTACAAATTCTATTCAGAAAATCCATCAAACTATCCTACTCTTTATTACGAAGATATAAGTTTGGATGCAGAAACAGAACTAAAAAAATGGAACTTTGAGTACTTTCCAGAGTTTTCGTCAATTAAAAAGAAAAAAATTCCATACGAAGAGGTATTTGCAAATTTATATGAGCATGAATCCCTTTTTTATAAGCTAGAAAACAAAATGAAAGAACAATACAAAATTCATTTTTAAAATATGCCTCTGTGGTGAAATTGGTATACACGACGGTTTTAGGTACCGTTGCGAAAGCGTGGGGGTTCGAGTCCCTCCAGAGGCACCAATCTTCTTAAAATAAATGGTTGACAAACAACCTACTTTAGCGTATAGTATACATAATGAAACGTTAAGGAGTAAGCCATGAACAAAGATGTTGATTATGCAGCACAAGAAGCAGTATTGGGTTTACAGTTAAGTGTGGAGAAAGCAATTCGCTTTGTTATGCGCACAGAACATGTAAGTCGCAACACAGCAAAAAATGCAGTAGAAAAATATATGCGTGTTATGGTAAATGCTCATTAACACAATATGGACAGTTGGCTGAGTGGTCGAAAGCGGAAGATTACTAATCTTTTGAACGTGTGAGCGTTCCGTGGGTTCGAATCCTACACTGTCCGCCAATTTTTACAACCACTGACAATGGAGATACATATGTCATTTACTACAATCAAAACTAAACAAAAATCTTTCCTCGAATCATACCTACGTGGTACTGGTAAAACTCTAACTGCAGCAGATGCAAAAGCTCGTTTTGGTATTAAAAACCTTCCAGCTCGCATGAGTGAGTTTCGTGAGCATGGCTTGAGTGTGCGTGTTGATAGCAGTTCAAAAGGCACTGCACGTTATGCAGTATCAGCTCGTGATGTGTTTGGATCACGTTCAAAGCGTTTTGCGTAAGGGTGGATAAGATGAAAGTTAATGTAGACGTATATACAACTGATGTTGATGCAGGAATTGCTGCATTTAAAAATGCTCTAGATGCAGGTGCAACTGATGTGCAATTGCGTTCGAACGAAGATTATGACACAAGAAAATTTGAGAGTCTAAATCTTATGTTTGAAGCAGATCACAAGAGTGAAGCACTTGCTCAGTTAGATGATGGTCCATTTAGTAAGGATCGCCCCTAACACGGTCCTGTCTTCCATTCGACAGGTAAAATAATTGAACGGATGGTGCCCAGGAGAAACACAGCGGGTATAGTATAATGGTATTATTACAGATTTCCAATCTGAAGATAGGAGTTCGATTCTCCTTACCCGCTCCAAAATGTCCCGTTCGTCTAGTGGCCTAGGACTCCGGCCTTTCACGCCGGCAACAGGGGTTCGAGTCCCCTACGGGATGCCAACATAAATACATGCACACAGCGGGTCAAGACAAGTATAAGAGGGCCAACATGATTACTGTTACAGAACAAGCACAAGAATATCTTAGCAAAGTTGGAGCACCCAACGTCTACCTAAGTGTTAAAGGTGGAGGGTGCTCTGGCTTTACTTATGTGTGGGATGTTACAGATGCAGATCCTACAGTGGGTAATTTGCATGTAGACCCTATTGCAGAGATGTTTGTATTAGGCTGCACCATCGACTATGTAAGTGAATTAGGCGGCAGTTACTTAAAAGTTATCAATCCAAACGCAACAGCCAGTTGTGGATGCGGAGAAAGTTTCGCAGTTTAAAGCATGATTGAAATTGCAAGCATGTTCCTAGGAATTTTCCTAGGTATGATAATGGGCCTATTGCCAGGAATTGGCCCTGCCACACTAATGCTTTTATTATACCCACTGTTGCTAAATCCTGTTGTTGATATTTGGATTTTAATGTGCATCTATATAGGTATTGTCAACAGTGGACAATACTACGGCAGTGTAAGTGCAAGTGTTTTTGGTGTAATGGGCGAAAGCAGTAGTTTGCCTGCTGTAAAAAATGGATATCCACTAACACTTAAAGGCCGCGGCGGTGAAGTTCTTGGTAGTGCAAGCACTTCTAGTTTTATTGCTGTTGCGTTAAGTATGCTGGCAACAAGTTTCATTGTTGTATACACACCCGAAAGTTTGTTATTCATGCTCAAAGGTAAAGTAGTATTCTTCATGCTACTTGCTACCAGTGCAGCTTTGATTCTCAACAGCGGAAAAATACTACTCAGTACTGTGATGATGTTGCTAGGAATAGTAATAAGTTTAGTCGGATGGGATGATTTTTTTGAAACAAGTATTCTAACATTTGGCAATTCACAGCTGGAAGGCGGTGTGCCAATGTTTCCATTGTTTAGTGGACTTTTGTTAGTTCCTATTGCACTAGAGAGCATAGCACAACGGGACAATGCCACCGGACAGACCGTCTATGTAAGTATAATAGATAGACTGAAATACATACAAAAATACTTACTACATCCTAGTATTCTCCGTGGCACAGTCATAGGCTTTGTGTGTGGATTTATTCCAGGCAGTGGATATACAATCAGTAGTAACCTTGCTGATACCATTGAAGAAAAATACAGCAAACACACCGACGATGACACACAAAAATTGCGACGTTTAATGAGTGCAGAAGCAGCAAACAACGCAGGTAGTATTAGTGTTCTCATACCATTGCTGATGTTTGGGTTGCCTATTGTGTTCAGTGAAGCAGTGTTTATGGGCGTGGCAGAAATAAAAGGATTCAGTTACAGTTACAGTTATGAATGGTTTATTGAGAATTGGCCCAAAATGGTTGCAATTTTAGCAACAATTAACATTGTAAACTGGTTATTAGCAGGTGTGTTTTTTGATGTTGTGCTTGGCGTGTACAAGCATTGTAAGAACTGGATTTATCATTTTTTAATTGCTATCAGTGTGTGTATTATGATTTATATGGGATACACTGAATCAAGAATTTTAATGTCAGTGATTGTCTTTGCAATAGCATTAATTATAGGAATGTACATTAAACACACAGGCGCAAAGTTTGTGTTTGTGTATGCTTACTTTGTCAGTGAACTTATTGTAGACGAAGCATATAGAATATTGTTTTAACTACAATCTAATGCCACTGCTGGCATCGAACTTACCGACACGTTTCCACATACTGCTTTGCTTTTGCGCAAAACGTTTTTGATCACAGTCTGCACACACATGATGTTGACTGCGTTTATTGAATTGTTTTGCTGTTCTATAAAACTCTGTGTCACAGTTGTCACACTGTAAATGATATAGTGTGCTTGTACTAGATACATTATGCACAACACCATTGCGCCTGCGCCGATAAAAACTGTGTGTCTTTGTAGTTCCCAACTTCATATAATATTTAGCACACGGCTAGATAAACTTGAACCATAAATACATTGTCCTAAGGAGATATTAACATGGCAAAACAAACTATTAACATTGGTTCTGCCGCCAATGACGGTACTGGCGATCCGCTTCGTACTGCTTTTGATAAAATCAACGACAACTTTGGCGAGTTGTATGCAGTTTCCGCGGCAGGTAGCGGAAACAACGTTGCCATCAGTGGCAACAGTCTAATCAGTGAAAACACAAACGGAAACATCACGCTTGATCCAAATGGCACAGGTCGTGTTGTTATTGCAACCGCAAGTGAACTACGCTTTACAGATCATGTAGACAATGCTATTCCATATGCAGACGCAGACGGTGATATTCAGTTCAGTAGCAAACTAACTTGGAACAACACCACATTCACACTGCAAGCAGAGGATGTTACTATCCATGGTGGCACAATTAGCACAGCAAATTCAAACCAGGATCTAACAATTGATCCAAGTGGCACAGGCACAGTAAACTTTACAGTGCCGGCACAATCAACAGTAGGAGCAGCAGGTGGTGCAAGTGCAGTACCAGCAACCCCAGACACATATTTCAAAATTAAAGTAAATGGCACTGAGTATGTAGTTCCAGCATTTGCAGTTAGTTAAGGAGTAACCGATGGCCAAACAAACTATCAACATTGGCACCAATCAAGACGATGGCACCGGTGATCTCCTTAGGGTTGCCTTCAATAAAGTTAATGAAAACTTTACTGAAATTTACAATGAACTTGGTGGTACCAATCTAAGCAGTCTTAGTTTTAACAGTAATGTTATCAGCACAGACACCACCAACCAAGACATTGTGCTAAGTCCAAGTGGTGCTGGTGAA